CTCTGGGCCGAGTGCGTAGGTCAGGCGATGTGCCTACCCCCCTCCCAATGGTTCCTCCCCGGCCCTGATTGTATGCGGGGGGGCGCAGCGCGGCGTTTCGCTAGCGACAGGCAGTTTCACCGGGGAAGCCAGGCGGAATCCACTTGCCCGGTGACCTCGGGAAAAGCGACTCATTATCAAAGGCTTGCGGAATCACGATCTTGGCGCGCTGGATTCTTTGCGGAATCCAGGGAATCCAGTTTGCGGAAGCCACCACGTCGGAAGCCAGGCGGCGGAAGCCACCTGCATTGAAGCTGTTGAATCCACTTGATTTTTTCATTTGACAAAGCTGCCCATCTTGACCTACCCCTTGATCATCGAAGAATTGCGCCCGGAGGAACCCCCTCGCGGGCGCTTTTGATTTCCCGACATCGCGGATCCCGATCCTGACGCTGGCTTCGCCCAGCGCGCATCGGCTTGCCCGCCCTGCCCCACATGGAAGCAACCCGATGGACCTCGTCTTTGCGCCGAGCCAGATCGAGACCTGGTCGATTGACCGACTGCGGCCCTACGCGCGCAATGCCAAGATCCACGGCACCGACCAAGTGGCCAAAATCGCGGCCAGTATGGCGAAGTTCGGCTGGACCGTTCCCTGCATGGTGGCAGATGATGGCGAGTTGATCGCCGGGCATGGCCGCGTCCTCGCCGCCGCGATGCTGGGGCTGATGGACGTACCGGTGATCCGGCTCAGCCATCTCGACGAGGCCGAACGCCGGGCTTACCGGATCGCTGACAACAAGCTGACCGAGCTGGGCGAATGGGACGAGGCCATGCTGCGCGACGAGATCGCGGGCCTGCTGGCCGAGGATTTCGACCTGTCGCTGCTGGGGATCACCGACGAGGATTTGGACGCCCTGCTGCAGGATCCGGATAAGGTGGAGGGCGGGGCAGTCGAGGGCGAGGACGACATTCCCGAACCGCCGGTCACGCCAGTGTCCGTGGCAGGCGACCTCTGGCAACTCGGATCGCACCGCCTGATCTGCGGCGACAGCACATCTGCCGATGTGGTTGGCCGCCTGCTGGGCGATGTGAAGCCACTGCTGATGGTGACAGACCCGCCTTATGGCGTGGAATACGATCCGTCCTGGCGGAACCAGGCGGGCGCGGCCAAGACCAAACGCACCGGCAAAGTGCTGAACGACGACCGGGCGGATTGGCGCGAAGCGTGGGCACTGTTCCCCGGCGACGTGGCCTATGTCTGGCACGGCGCTCTGCATGCCACCACCGTGGCAGAGAGCCTGGTTGCGGCAGGTTTCGCCGTGCGGTCGCAGATCATCTGGGCCAAGGATCGGCTTGTCCTCAGCCGGGGCGATTACCATTGGCAGCACGAACCCTGCTGGTATGCAGTGAAAAAGACCGGCAAGGGCCATTGGGCCGGGGATCGCAAGCAGACCACCCTCTGGCACATTTCCGGCAAGGACCAGGACGCCGCAACCGTTCACGGCACCCAGAAACCGGTCGAGTGCATGCGCCGCCCGATGTTGAACAACTCCAGCCCGGGTCAGGCGGTGTACGAACCCTTCATGGGATCGGGCACCACGCTGATCGCGGCCGAAACCACCGGGCGGGTGTGCTTCGGTATCGAGTTGAACCCGGCTTATGTCGATGTGGCGATCGAACGCTGGCAGTCCTTCACCGGTGCGACCGCTGTCTTGGCCGACACCGGCGAAACCTTTACCGACCTGAAGACCAGGAGACTGACAGCATGAACGGACCCATCGCTATCCTGCAGGCTGCAACCAGCCATGACGAAATTGCCGCTCTCGCCAGCGCGGTGACTGACTATCAGCAGAAATTCTGCGACGCGAAAGGCCTACGCCAGAGCGACGCCATGTATCAGGATTTGCGCGCCACGCGTCAGCGCCTCGCCATGCTGTTCGGCGAGCGGCATGGCTGGCGACTGTCAAAATCGGACTTTTCGCCCTCGGTGCTGGCGCGGCGCGGCTTGTTCAATGGGCGCGACTATCACGTCGACCCCTGGCCGCGTACGCTCGTCGATCACGGGTATTTCTACCGCAAGGACCGGAAAGCCGCCGCGGTGGCAGCCCATCTCTACGGCAACTTCGATGCTGCGAAGCGTCAGGATACCGAGGCCACGGCTGCGCTTTACGGGCTGCGCGTCACCTGGCCCGAGGATTTCCCGAGCTGGTATCTGCCGGGCCGAACCAGGCTGATCGTCTGCACGCCGCTGGCCGACCCCGCGCGATGAGGATGCCACCCGACCGGATCGAGCACTGGCCGCTCGCCCGGCTGAAACCTTACGCCCGCAACGCCAAGACCCACGACGCCGATCAGGTGTCCAAGATCGCTGCCAGCATGGCCGAGTTCGGCTGGACCGTGCCGGTGCTGGTCGCGGCCGACGGCGAGTTGATCGCTGGTCATGGTCGCATCCTCGCCGCCGCGCACCTCGGGCTGTCCGATGCCCCGGTGATCGTGCTTGGCCATTTGACCGAGCAGCAGCGTCGGGCCTATCGCATCGCGGACAATAAACTGACCGAGCTGGGCGGCTGGGACGAGGCCCTTCTGCTGCAGGAACTGCAGGCGCTGCTTGCGGAGGATTTCGACCTCGGGCTGATCGGGATCCCCGAGGATGAACTGGCCGCGCTGCTGGCCGACGCTGACGAGCGCCCCGCGATTTCTGACGATGCGGCCGATGCCATCCCCGAACCGCCCGCTGAACCGATCACAAAGCCGGGCGACATTTGGGCGCTGGGCCAGCACCGGCTGTGCTGCGGTGATGCCACCGATCCGGCCGCTGTCGCTAGGCTGATGCAGGGCGAACAGGCTACCCTGATGTTCACATCACCGCCCTATGCCCAGCAGCGCGACTATGGCGCGGCTAAAGAAAAGGTCGGCGATTGGGATGCGCTGATGCAGGGCTTGTTCGCAGCAGCACCGGTCACGGCTGAAGCGCAGCTCTTGGTCAACCTCGGCCTCGTGCATCGCGACAGCGAATGGCAGCCCTATTGGGAAGGATGGGTGGAATGGATGCGCGCATCTGGCTGGCGGCGGTTTGGATGGTATGTCTGGGACCAGGGGCCGGGCTTGCCGGGCGATTGGAACGGCCGCCTGGCCCCGTCGCACGAGTTCATTTTCCACTTCAACCGCTCGCCCCGCAAACCGCACAAGACCGTCCCGTCCAAGCACGCGGGCGAGACTTTGGGCGGCGGTGGTCTGCGCGGGGCCGACGGCACCGTCCACGCCAAGACCGGAACTGGCAACGCGATCCAGAGCCACCGCATTCCCGACAGCGTCTTTCGCATCATGCGCCACAAAGGCGGGCTGGGTGCGGCGGGATCACATCCGGCGGTGTTCCCGGTGGCGCTGGTCGAGGCGGTGCTGACAGCGTTCTCGGATCCCGGTGACCTGATCTATGAGCCATTTTGCGGCTCCGGCACCCAGATCGTTGCCGCTGAACGCACTGGGCGACAGTGCTTCGCGATGGAATTGGACCCCGTCTATTGCGACGTGGCTGTGCGACGTTGGGAAATGGCGACCGGCTGGACGGCAAGACGCCCTTAAGCATGACCAGATCGATTCACAAATCCAATGGGACAAATGCGGGACAGAGCGGTCGTTCGTCAAGCTTTAGGCGTTCGACCACTGTTTAGGCTGCGGAGCATTTCTCACTTTAACGAGCGAACGAGCCGAGTCGGGTTAGCAGCCAATTCCCGGGAAATAATCCGAACCAACACCCTCGCTGAGTCGGCGTGTTCTTCCGAACAATGGTAGAGCACCTCCATAAGGTTGGCTAAATTCTCCGATAGTATTGCAAGATCAGAAGGGCAAATGTTCGGATAATCCCGCTCAAAGCCTCTCAGAACAAGTAGATCATGGAACAAAGTCAATGCTTGAATTTCACGGATATAGCGGCGCTTTGTATCATCCGAAGACTCGGCTATAGGCTCAAGATACGCAGATATTTCACCATCAATTTTCTCAAGATCTTTTGTTGGTAGCTGTTCCGCCCGCAAAATAAACTCCACTGGACGACTTAGCCTATGTGCGCATCTTTCGGCTAACATTCTAACGGCCTTACCGGCAGGAATGAAACTAGGCACCTCTGCGGCGGACCAGTGGGAGCTAGTTTGGCGCAGGCTTTCAATCGCCTCTGATGTAGCCTTTTCAACTATAGGCTTCAGAGCCCGACCCATTAGCTTCTTGAACATTCGGCCTCCACTTTGCTTGCAGAAATTCTGTGTAGCGCTCCTGTGGACGCGGACGGTGATTCTTATCGAGACTTACACGCCGTTCACAGGTTAAGGGCAGGAGACCAACTGTCCATGGAAATAATTTCGGAAAAACACAACCCGGTTATTGGCGGTGCATTGCTGACCGTCAGCCAAGGGCCCGTTGCGTAGTCACCCGATCCGATAGACCGATCCCCTGCCATCTTCCTTGGTCGATCCGACGACCAACCCCAGCTTTTTCTTTAGCACTCCCGAGATCACACCTCTGGCCGAATGAGCCTGCCACGCAGTCGCCGCAACGATCTCGGCGATGGTGGCCCCTTGGGGGCGCTGAAGCATGGCGATGATCTGTGCCTGCTTGGTTCCGGCGCGCAGGGTCGGCGACTTCGATGTCGTGGCCTTGGCGGCGTGTTCGCGGATCGCAACCACGGTTTTCACTACCACCGGCTCGATCCCGATGGCCCCAAGCCCGGCCTCGGTGACCACCAGCGTGGTGCCATGTCCGTCGCCGGTTTCTCGCCACAGCGGCTCATTGCGCCGCAGGTTGGCGTCGACCTCCTGCAGCCAGCCGCGTTCGATCATCTTGGTCACGGCCATTTTCGCCGCCGCACCGGCCAGCCCCTTGGGCAGCGGCAGTGCGATGTTTTCGGGGCGCTGGGCCCCGGCGCTGAGGATGATGGTCTGAGTTTCGGTCAGCTTGGTCATGGCGGGGTTCCCCTATTGGTCGTTGGCGGCAAGGAAGGCAGCGATGCGCGACATCAGGTCGTTGTGGCCGTCGGCATCAGTGCCGATGATTACGTCACCATCGTCGTCGCGCTCCAGATCGGCAATCTCACGCAGCAGGACGATGGCATCGTCGCAGGCGGCGAGGCGTTCGGCCTCCCACGCGGCGGTGATCGCATCCTGTTCGATCTGATGGCGCTGGGCGGGATCAAGCGGCATGTTCGCCCTCCTTGAAGGCGCTGTCGGTGATCTGGCGCAGCAGGGTGGCATAGTGATTGAGGGTGCCGACGTGGCCCCAGTTGATCTCATCGGGATGGGTCTCGAAATGGTCGTCGCTCAGGGCCTTCAGGCGCTCCAGCATCGCGTCGATCTGGAATTTGGTGGTTATGAAGGCGTCGAGGGCTTTGGCATTGCCGGTAGCGCGGCGGGTGGTCATGGCGGGGGTTTCCTTGGCTGAGTTGCATCGTGTTCGTGTAATCAGCATCGCTCTTGCGGGGCGGCTAGTGTAGGTAAATCCAAGCAATATCAGTGCTTTCTGATTACACTCCGGGCGCATCGACCTGCGGTTCCACTGCCACCCACTGGCACCCGATCCACATGTAGAGATGGGCAAACTCCCGCGTCGGGCGCGGCAGGATGCGGGGATCGCGGGGCGGGCTGAAGCAATCCAGCGCCTCGGCCGTGACCTGCCGGATTTCTCGGGCGGTGAGGATGTCTTCCGGCTTCCAGCGCGCCAGCGCGGGCAGCATATGGGCGGGATAGCCGTCGAAATGGACGTAGACATGCGCCCATTCCTCGGGGCCGATCTGGATGGCGATCTGCGCGCGGGTGCTCATGCCGCCGCCTCAGATCAGCTGCAGATCGACGAGCACCGCGCTGGCAGCGGCCAGTTGCGCGGTCGGCAGATCGATCTTGATGTGCGAGAAGAGGTCCGAGCAGTCGGCCCTGATCCCGTCCTCAAGCAGCGCGTCTTCGATGACCTCCGCCACGACAGTCGGGCGCGAGCGGTCGAGATGGTCGGGCAGCGTGGCAATGTCGATGCGGATGGTGGTGGTGGCCATGGTCATGTCCCTGCCCTCCTTCAGCGTTTCGCTGCGGCGGCGACGCCAGCGGCGTAGGCTGCTTCCAGCGCGGCGCGGATCGTCCAGACCGCCACATCGTGGAAGTCGAGACGGTCGCTGTTCTGGGTCTCCAGCGTCTCAATGCTGTGGAAATGCTTCGTCGCGATCTCCAGCAGCAGGGCGTCGCTGGGGGCTTTGGCGGGGGTGGTCTTGGTGGTCATGGCGTCGTCTCCGGGGGTGAGTTGCATCGTTTTCCTTGAGCCCAGAATCGCTCTACGCGGGAGTGCAATCAACTAAATAAGAAGATTATTTCTGTTTAACTTCAATATCTTGAGGTCTACTCAATCGCCATGGAAGGTATGTCCGAGCGGGAGTATTCCGCCCATTCCGGCCTCTCGCGCGGAGCCATTCAGAAGGCGCGCAAAGCCAGTCGGCTGGTGGTCTACAGCGACGGGTCGATCAACGCGGCCGCCTCCGATGTGCGCCGCGCCGACATGACCGATCCGGACCAGCAACGACGCAGCACCGGCGGCGACAGCGGGTTCAGCGGTCCCGCAGACAGCTCGTCATATCTGAAGGCCCGCACCGCGCTGACCGTCTACCAGGCGCAGGACAAGCAGCTGGGCATCCAGAAGAAGAAAGGCACGCTGGTGGATCGGGCGCGGGCGGAAGCGCTGGTGTTCCGGTTGGCCCGACAGGAACGCGATACTTGGGTCACTTGGCCCAACAGAGTGGCAGCGCTGATGGCGGCGGAAGTGGCCTTGGGAGTGGAGAAACAAACCGGAACGCCGGTGATCATCGAGGCCGCGATCCTGCAGAGGGTGTTGGAAGCCCATGTCAGACAGCACCTCGACGCCCTCGCCGATCTCAGGGTCTCGCTTGGATGATGACAATGATGATCTGACCAGCGACGATCTGACGGACGATCTCGACCTTGGCTTTGACGGGGCCGAGGACATCCTGCGCTCCTGGCGCAAGGGCATGCGTCCCGACCCAGACTTGACCGTGTCGGAATGGGCGGATGAACATCGCTGGCTGTCATCGCGCGGTGCGGCCGAACCGGGGCGCTACCGCACGGCCCGCGCGCCCTATCTGCGCGAGATCATGGACGCGCTGTCGCCCCGCCACCCTGCGCAGCGGATCAGCTTCATGAAGGCTGCACAGGTCGGCGCGACGGAGGCAGGCAACAACTGGATCGGTTTCGTCATCCATCACGCGCCGGGGCCGATGCTGGCGGTATTGCCATCCCTGGAACTGGCAAAACGCACGTCGCGTGGGCGGCTTGATCCCCTGATTGCGGAAAGTCCCGCCCTGCGGGAACGGGTCAACCCGGCCCGCTCACGCGATGCGGGCAATTCGATGCTGTCGAAGGAATTCCCCGGCGGCATCCTGGTGCTGACCGGTGCCAACAGCGCCACCGGCCTGCGGTCGATGCCCGCGCGCTACATCTTCCTCGACGAGGTCGACGCCTATCCGGCCTCAGCCGACGAAGAAGGCGACCCGGTCACACTGGCCGAGGCGCGGACCACCACGTTCTCGCACCGGCGCAAGGTGTTCATGGTCTCGACCCCGACGATCCGGGGATTGTCCCGCATTGAACGGGAGTTTGATGCCAGCGACAAGCGCCGCTACTTCGTGCCCTGCCCCCACTGCGGCGCGATGCAATGGCTGCAATTTGAACGCCTGCGCTGGGACAAAGGGCGGCCTGACACTGCGGCCTATCACTGCGAGGGCTGCGAACGCCCCATCGCCGAGCATCACAAGACGCAGATGCTGGAGCGGGGTGAATGGCGGGCAACGGCAGTGTCCACCGATCCCCACTCCATCGGCTTCCACATTTCGGCGCTCTATTCGCCCTTGGGCTGGAAAAGCTGGCAGCAGATCGCGCGAGAATGGCTGGCGGCGCAGGGTTCCGAGGAAATGCTGCGCGTCGCGCGCAACACCCTGTTGGGCGAGACCTGGGTCGAAAGTGGCGATGCGCCGGAATGGCAGCGGCTGGCCGAGCGCCGCGAAGCCTATGGCGCTGCGCAGGTTCCCGTCGGTGGTCTTTTCCTGACGGCTGGCGTCGATGTGCAGAAGGACCGGATCGAGGTCGATGTCTGGGCCTGGGGCCGGGGCTTGGAGTCCTGGCTGGTCGATCACATCGTCATCGCCGGTGGACCGGACGATCCGGCCTGCTGGGACAAGCTGACTGCTTTGCTTGGCCGCACGTGGGCCTGCGGCAATGGTGCGGTGATGGTGATCGGCAAGCTGGCCATCGATACCGGATATGAAGCCCCAGCCGTTTACGCTTGGGCGCGCAAGCAGGGGTTCGACCAGGTGGCCCCGATCAAGGGCCTCGAAGGCTTCAACCGCGCGACACCGGTGTCGGGGCCGACCTTCGTGGATGCCACCATCGGTGGCAAACGTCTGCGCCGCGGCGCCCGGCTGTGGTCGGTGGCCACGGCGACCTTCAAGACCGAGACCTATCGCTTCCTGCGGCTGGAACGCCCCTCGGACCAAGACCGGGCGCTGGGCGTGCTGGACGCACCTGGCACAGTGCACTTGCCCGACTGGATCGACACCGAATGGCTGAAGCAGCTGGTGGCGGAACAGCTGGTCACCGTGCGCAACAAGCGCGGCTATGCCCACCCCGAATGGCAAAAGATGCGGGAACGCAACGAGGCCTTGGACACCCGGGTCTACGCCCGGGCGGCCGCGTGGATCATGGGCGCGGATCGCTGGGATGAGGCGACCTGGCGACGGCTGGAAGCGCAGGCCGGGGTGGAAGCCCGTTCTGCACATCAGACTTCAGCCGTCGCTGAACCCACCGCACCGGCCGCGCCCAAGGCCGGAACACCGACCACGCCACGGCGCAAACGCCGGGCTTACACACCGAACTTCATGAGGGATTGAGATGGATCTGGAACGGATGCGCGCACTTTTGGCCGCGCTGCAGGAGGCCCGTTACGCGGGCGTCCGCTCGGTCAGCTATGATGGCAAATCGATCAACTATGGGTCGGACGCCGAGCTGGCGAACGCGATCAGTGACATCGAAACCCGCATTGCCACGGCCACGACGGGCACCCCGCGTCGTCGGCGCTGGGGCACCGTCGCCTCGAAGGGTCTGTGATCCATGGCTTTCGAGGCCTTTCGCCAGCGCATCGGCAGCATCATCGGCGGGTTTGACGCGGCCCAAGCGCATCGGCGGCTAAGGGGTTTCCGCGCCAGCCGCGCGCATGTGAACACGCTGATTGCCGCCTCGGGCGACACCATCACCGCACGCGCCCGCTGGCTGGTCCGGAACAACGGCTATGCGGCGAACGCCGTGGAATCTTTCGCCAGCAATGTGGTGGGCGACGGGATCAAACCCTCATCGACCATCTCGGATGCCGCCAAGAAAGAGGAGCTGCAAGCACTCTGGCTGGCCTGGACCGATGATGCCGACGCCGAGGGCCTGACCGATTTCTACGGTCTCCAGCGCCGGGCGGCGCGCGAGGTGTTTCTGTCGGGCGAGGTGTTCATCCGCATCCGGCCGCGCCGGGCCGAGGACGGTCTGACCGTGCCCCTGCAGTTGCAGATGCTGCCTGCCGAAATGCTGCCCCTGGACATGAACCGCACCTTGCTCGGCGCCGGGCTGATCCGGCAAGGGATCGAGTTCAACGGCATCGGTCGCCGCGTCGCCTATCACTTCCTGCGGCGCCACCCCGGTGATCTGACCGATGCCGGCCTCGCGGGTGAAACTGTCCGCGTTCCTGCTGCCGACGTGCTCCACGTCCTCGACCCGGTCGAGGCCGGGCAGTTGCGCGGCGTGTCGCGGTTCGCGGCCGCCATCGTGAAACTGTTCACGCTGGACCTCTATGACGATGCGGAACTGGAGCGGAAGAAGATCGCGGCGATGTTCGCGATGTTCATCACCTCGCCCGCCCCGGAAACCCCGCTGGAACCGACCGAGGAGGATCTGGAGGTCGAACCGGGCCAAGTGGTGCGGCTGGATCCGGGTGAGGATGTGTCCACGCCTGCGACACCAGACTCTGGCGGCACCTATGAGCCGTTCCAGTACCGCACCTTGCTGCAGATCGCGGCGGCGCTGGGCGTGCCCTATGGGTACCTCACCGGCGACACGGCGAAGGGCAACTTCTCCAACACGCGGATTTCCCTGATCGAATTCCGCCGCCGCATCTCGGCTTGGCAGCATGGCGTGCTGGTCTATCAGCTCTGCCGCGCCGTCTGGGTGCGCTGGATAGACACGGCCGTGTTGTCGGGGGCCCTCGATCTGCCGGGCTTTGAGAGCCAGCGGCGGCAATATCAGGCCTGCGCCTGGCTCCCGACCAAGTGGGACTGGATCGACCCGATGAAGGACGCCTCGGCCGAGATCATGCAGATCGAAGCGGGCCTGAAATCCCGCACCCAAGCCTTGGCAGAGCGGGGATACGACGCCGAACAAGTGGATCGGGAGATCGCCGCTGAACGCAAACGCGAGGCGGCGCTGGGCCTAGACTTCCGGCGGCCGGGGTCACCCGCGCAGGGGCCCGGCGAAGGTGGGGCGAAAGATGCGGATCAGGACAGCGCCAAGGACGACGAGGCCGCCGACACTGGCGATCAAAAACCCGACCCCAAGGAGGGCGCATGATGCACCACGCCCAAATCGCCCAGCGCGCCTTCAACACACCGCTAATGGTCGATCCGGCCAAAGCGATGGCGTTCTTGTCGGGGTTGGGGCCGCGCATCACCGGTCAGGAAATCACCTTCCAGGGGCTGGAGGTCGACGGTTTCGATCAAGCCGCAGCCACCCTGCCCGCCCGCGCCTCGCTGTTCGGCAACGATCTCGCCCAGCGCCACCAGCGCAATGGCACCCAGCCCTTCGCGATGATTGACGGCATCGCCGTTATCGAAATCGCGGGCACACTTGTGCACCGTGGCGCGTGGATCGGGCAATCCTCGGGCCTGACCTCATACGAAGGGATTGCGGCCCAGCTGCAGGCGGCGCTGGCCGATCCCGGCGTGCGCGGTATCGCGCTCGACATCGACAGCTTTGGTGGTGAGGTCGCAGGGGCCTTCGATCTGGCGGATCGCATCCGCGCCGCACGGGTGCAGAAGCCAGTCCACGCATTCGTTGCCGAACACGCCCTGTCCGCTGGCTATGTCATCGCGTCGCAGGCCGACCGCATCATCCTGCCCCGCACGGGGGCTGTCGGCAGCATCGGTGTCGTGGCGCTGCACACGGACATGAGCGGGGCCCTCGACCAGAAGGGCATCGCCGTCACGCTGGTCCACGCGGGCGCGCACAAGATCGATGCGAACCCGTATCAGCCCCTGCCAGAGGCGGTGCACGACGAGATGCAGCGTGAGCTGGAGGTCGTGCGCTTCCTCTTCGCGGAAACCGTCGCGGCTGGTCGCGGGGATCGGCTGACCCAAGCGGCCGCGCTGGCGACCGAAGCTGCCGTGTTCCGCGGGGCAGACGCCATCGCCGCCGGTCTGGCCGATGATCTTGCCGATCCCGTCACCGCCTTTCACTCCTTCGCCGCCGCACCCCGCGGAACAACTTCCCCCAGCAGAAAGGGTCCGCAGATGACCACCACGCCTGAAATTTCCGCCGACGCGACGACACCCGTGTCAACATCGCCAGTTGCGGCTGCTCCAGAGCAGCTCACTGCGGCGGCCAATGCAGCGCCTTTGACCATGACCGCCGAGGCCGTGCGCGCCGAAGCCGCCGAGGTGGCGCAGGTTTGCGCGCAAGCCGCCCGGCTTGGCGTGACCATCGACGCGGCCGACGCGGTCACCAAGGGGCTGAAGCCTGAAGCCCTGCGCGCCCGCGTGTTGGCTGATCTTGCCGCCCGCAGTGACGCGGCGGGGATCATCGCTACTGCCCCGGCGGCAGCTGCTGCCAAAGACAGCCCGATCATCGCTGCAGCCAGGAAGGCTGCGACCGACGCCAAGCGCTGAACCAGCACACCTGCCCCATCCCCAAACCATGGAGACTGACCAATGCCCGTCCTGACGGAACCGCCCAGCATGGGCGATGTCCTCAAATATGAGGTCAACCCGAACTACACCCGCGAGGTGGTCACACTGCTGATCGGCACCTCCTACCCCTCTGGTTCCGTCCTGGGACGCATCACCGCCAGCGGCAAATACACATTGTCTGCCGCAACCGGGGCTGATGGCGCGCAGGTCGCCGTCGCGGTCCTTCTGTATCCGGTGAATGCCACGTTGGCGGACGCCACCGGTATCGTCGTCGCTCGTGGCCCCTCCATCGTGTCGCGCGCAGGCCTTGCCTACGAGGGCACCGTGAACGACGCGGCCAAGATCAACGCCAAGATCGCCCAACTCGCCGCCGTCGGCATCATCGCCCGCGACGGCGTCTGACGCGCGGCCTCTCGCGCTTGGCGTCGCCACCCATTCCCCCACACCCACGGAGCACCCCATGACCCTTGTCCGCAATCCCTTTGACGCTGGCGGTTACTCGCTGGCCGAAATGACGCAGGCCATAAACATCCTGCCCAACCTCTACACCCGCCTTGGCCAGATCGGCCTGTTCCGCTTTGAAGGCGTCACCCAGCGCTCTGTCATCATCGAGCAATACGAAGGCGTGCTGAACCTGTTGCCCTCTGTCCCCCTCGGCGGCCCCTCCACGGTTGGCACCCGGGAAGGCCGGTCCATGCGCAGCTTCGCCCTGCCGTGGATTCCGCATGATGATGTCATCCTGCCGAACGACATTCAGGGCCAGCCCGCGCTGGGCGTCTTCGGTGGTGCCGACCCGCTGGTCGAGGTAATGAACCGCAAGCTGCAGCTGATGCGGCGCAAGCACGCCCAGACCCGCGAATACATGGAGATGAACGCGCTGCGCGGCATCGTGAAGGATGGCGCGGGCACCACCCTCTACAACTACTTCACCGAATTCGGGCTGGCACAAATCTCGGTGGATTTCCTGCTGGGCACGGCAGGGACCCTCGTCCAAAGCAAGGTCCGCGAGGTCTTGCGGGCAATCGAAGACAACCTCCTCGGCGAAAGCATGTCGGACGTGCACGCCCTGGTCAGCCGGGAATTCTTCGACAAGCTGATCGCGCATCCGAAGACCGAGGAGGCCTACAAGTTCTACGCCGCCACCGGCGCGCAGCCCCTGCGTCAGGATGTGCGGCGCAACTTCCCCTTCGCGGGCGTCGTGTTCGAGGAATATGCGGGCGCCGTCACCCTCTCGACCAAGGCGACCGAACGGCTGGTTCCGGCCAGCGAAGGCATCGCGTTCCCCTTGGGCACGATGGACACCTTCACCACCTATGGCGGCCCAGCCAACCTGCTGGAGGCAGCGAACACCATGGGTCTGCCACTCTATGCCCGCCAGCACCTCGACGAAAAGGGCCGCTGGATCGACCTGATGACGGAGGCCTCGATCCTTCCGGTGAACAAGCGGCCGCGCATCGCGATCCGCATTCACACTTCGAACTGACGGGCGCCTCCGATGAACGTCTTCGCCGCCGCCATGGACCGGATCTATGCCAACCTGTCCATGGCGGTGGCCGCTGTCTGGATTTCCGCCACCACGTCGGAGGAACGCCCGATCCGCGTGATCCGCCGCGCCCCGGACCGCATCACCGAATTCGGCGCTGGGCGGTTTGTCAGCGACACCATGATGGTGGACGTGCGTGTGTCTGAATTGCCGGAACCGCGAACTGGCGATCTGATCGTGATTGGCGCGGACAGCTTCACCATTCAGGGCGAACCAACCCGCGACCGCGAGCGCCTGATCTGGTCACTGGACCTGCGCCCATCATGAAGCTGAAGATCGCGTTCGATCCCGACCTCGTCGCCCTGATGCAGGCCGAAGTCGCCGCCGGGGAAAAGGCGGTGTCCGCCGCCATACGCGAGGCGGGCACCTCCCTGAAATCTGCCTGGCGCGGGCAGATCACCAGCGCTGGCCTCGGCACCAGGCTCGGCAACTCCATCCGCCTCGCCAGTTTCCCCAAATCCGGCGACAGCCTGAACGCGGCTGCGCTGGTCTGGTCGAACGCCCCGCTCATCATCGGTGCGCATGACACCGGCCCGCTGATCCGGTCCAAGGACGGGTTCTGGTTGGCCATCCCTACCCCGGCCGCCGGGAAAAGCACCAAGGGTGGCCGGATCACTCCCGGCGAATGGGAACGACGCACGGGGTTGCGCCTGCGGTTCATCTACCGCCGCAGGGGACCGAGCCTGCTGGTCGCCGAGGGGCGGTTGAATTCGAAGGGCCGGGCCGTGGCGTCAAAGTCGAAAACCGGGCGCGGTGTCGCGACCGTGCCGATCTTTCTTCTCGTGCCGCAGGTCAAGTTGCGTAAGCGGCTGGATTTGGCGCGGGATGCGGAACGGGCCATCGACGGCGTGCCGGGCCGGATCGTGGCGGGTTGGGTTGATATGAGGCGCTAAGTGGACGATGCTGATCTTCAGGGAAGTAGCAACCACGGCGATCAGGCTAGCCTTGTGCAAGCATTTCTGTTGCTTCCAGCGAGAGCGTCGCTACAACCTAAAATGATGAACCAACACACGCCCATCCACGAGTTCGTTGGGGTTGGCCTCTACTCTCTGGCCGACGCAGCGCAGCTCCTGAAGGCACCACCGCGTACCCTGCGGCGGTGGCTCGATGGATATGATTACAAGAAAGATGACGAAGTCCGGTATGTTGCGCCGCTCTGGAAGCCAGATATCCCCAAGTTCGACGATGAGATCGAACTGAGCTTTCGCGACCTGATTGAGCTTCGATTCGTGCGGGCCTTCCTCGAAAATGGGATCGGGCTGAAGGCAGTTCGGAACTGTCTTGACTACGCTCGGCAATGCATCCAGACGGATCGCCCCTTTTCATCTGGTCGTTTCCGGACCGATGGACGCACCATCTTCCTCGAGAGCCTTGAGGCCGCAGGCGAGCCAAAGCTGCTTGATCTCAAGGCCAAGCAGTATGTCTTCAAGCAGATAGTCGAGCAGAGCTTCAAGGATCTGGATCTTGAAGGCGACATCGTAAGGCGTTGGCGGCCGTTTCGGGGCAAGGACAGCATTGTCGTCGACCCGACGCGCTCTTTCGGTCAGCCGGTCGCATCTGCCTCCGGCGTACCAACGATTGTGCTGGCAGAAGCGGTCAAAGCCGAAGGTTCGCTCGCTCGCGTAGCAGCGATGTATGAGGTCGAAAAGTCGGTGGTCCAGGATGCCGTCAGATTCCACGAGGAGCTGATGGCCGCTTGAAGGTGATGGTTGATGAAAACCTGCCTCCGGCCATGGCGAAATCGCTCGCAGCACTTTTCGCTGGCAAGCATGAGGTGGTTCACCTTAGAGAAAGATTCGGCGCCGCAGTAAAGGACACCGAGTGGATCGGGGCTTTGAATGCCGAGGGCCACTGGGTCATCATCTCCGCGGACCGTCGGATCACGAAAAACAAGGCCGAGCAACAGGCGTTCAAAAGCTCCAAGCTGGTCGGGTTTTTCCTCGCACCCGGCCTTCAAAAGGCCAAGCTTACCAAACAAATGGAACGCCTGATGGCGCTTTGGGAAACCATAGAAACGCAAGCCAATCTGGTTGGCGGCGGCGCGATGTTCGAAATCCCGATGAAAAGCAGCAAGCTCAACCAGATCTGACCATCAAGTCTTCATGCCGGAATATGCGCGCTGCGCTGCATTGAAAAGGCATCGCGACCATCGGCAATTTCTGTTGGAACCGCCCCGAAATGCCCACCACCCGCGAAACCATCCTCGCCGCGCTGAATGCGCAGCTGCAGCCCCTTGCCGCCCTCACTCTGCGCGATGATGTCTTGCCAGAGCGGATCCCGGCGTCCGGGCTGATCATCCTGCGCGATGGCCAGCCGGGCGAACCGGAGGTCACACTGTCGCCCCTGCGCTACCACTACCAGCACCGCGCCGAGTTGGAGGTCGTCGTCCAGGCTGGCACCGGTCGGGCCAGCGCCTTCGACACCCTGATCGCTGCCATTGGCGCGGCACTTGAATCCGACCGCACGCTTGGCGGCCTATGCGACTGGGTCGAACCAGAAGCCCCGGCCTCGGTCGACCTGCCCATCGAAGGCGCGGCGGCGCTGAAGGCCGCGGTGATTACCGTCGTGTTGCATTACACCACCACCGGCCCTCTGGCCTGACAACCCCAACATCGAGGAGACCCCCATGGCACGTGCGCAAGGCGCGCGGGCGCAGATGGCGCTTGCGTTTGAGACCACATACGGCACCCCGCCTGCGGGTGGCTTCACGAAGATGCCCTTCGCCAGCACTTCGCTCGGATCGGAACAGCCGCTTTTGAACAGCGAACTTCTGGGCTACGGCCGCGA